CAATACATCTCCGGTACCGTCAAAAACGGCGCTGAAGTTCCGACGTTTGGTGTCTGTGGTTTTGGAACGTGGACGCTGCTGGCGCAAGACTATGTTGGTCAAGAGCAATACGTTATCACTCCTGGCTCCGGCTTTGATGGTAACTCGGACGGCCCGCAAGCCGCATTCCGCGCACTGATGGTTGCTGGTGTGCCGATCTATCCCGACCCGTACTGCCCCGAAGGAACGCTGTATCTGCTGAACACCAACTACCTGTCTCTGTATGTTCATGAGCAAGGTTCGTTTGTGTTTACCGGATTTGAGAGCACCCTCCCGAACTGGCAAATTGGTTATGTTGGTGCCGTTCTGACGATTGCTGAACTCGTCAATACTAAGCCCAAGTCGATGACCAAAGTCACGGGCTATAACTCTCTGACTCTGTAAGGAGATACAAATGGCTCTCGGTCTTAATAAAATCATCGTTCAAGGTCTGTCTACCGACGATGCTGGCGCATTTCCGCAATCCGTTACGGTTACGGCGCTGGCTTCTGCATCGGGAAACACGGCCATCCCCGCTGGTATGTACACCCTGATTCCGGCTGCTAACGTGGCTGTTCAGGTGTATGACGGTTCTTCTTGGAGCACCTGCATTGCCGCTAATACCGGTGGTGTGGTGTTCTCGGATGGTACCAACTGGCGTTTTAGCAATGCTGGCGCAAATGCCAACGTGACGCTTGTAACCGTCAATGGTGGCGATGCTGCTACGGGCACCTACAACAGCTAAGGAGTAATAGATGAACTCGAATCGTGTAGGCTCGTTGCTCCCAGATAGTTTTGGCAACTTTTCGATTTGCAAAGCCGAAGCAGTTTCTGTGGCTTCTACCGGCAATGCTGCGATTACGCTGCCTGTTCTGGCGGGAACGTCTTACATTGTTCGCCGTATCACTATTGCTAACGCTAACCAAACCATTAACACGGCAAACGTGGTTATCCTGACCTCATCGGACGGGAACGCCTCGAATGCCGTGTCTAATGTTTCGGTTCTGTCGAATGTAACCAGCACCAGCACTTATCAGGATTTGGGCCTTGCTTCTGCAACGGCCACTACCGTTTATTCGGCAAAAGCCCTGTATGTAAAGGTTAATACCGCTGTTTCTGGTGGCACTTGTGATATTCAAGTATTTGGCGACATTGTGACCCCATGAGCAACATTTTCGTTACCAACAACGGCTCTGCTGTTTTTAAAGATTCTTTTGACGGAAAGCAATTTTCGTTTGAGCCTGGTAAACCAGTAGAAATACCGTTGTTGGCAGCGAAACATATTTTTGGGTATGGAGATGACAATAAGTCTCCGTATCTTGTAAGACTTGGATGGCTGAGAATGTCGAACGAAATGGACGCTGCGATGGCGCGTCTTAATGAATTCAAGTTTGACAGTCAGCATCCGGCAAGGAACCACTCAATTAGCCCAGTGGTTGACAAAGTAGCCTCTCTACCGCCGAAAGGTGGTAGAGGGGCGAAAGTTCAAGCCGCTTAACTATGGAAGCTAAATGGCTACACTCGGCGGATATATCACGGAAGTTCGTCGGCTGCTTCACGATGCCAATGCCAACTTCTACACTGATTCTGAATTAATAGAGAACATCAATGGTGCCCGTGTCAGGCTGGTACGTGATACTGGTTGCCTTCGTAACCTACAAAGTTACACATTTCCTCAGTCTGTAGAGACTTTTAACTTTAGCGTTTTGCCGGAAGGCACAAAGACGCTAGACATCCTGAACATCAATGTGTTTTGGGGTAGCAGCAGGACTCCTCTGCGATACCTTGCGTGGACCGACTTCAACGCGCAACTGCGCTACTGGCAAAACTACACAGGATTGCCTGTTGCATTCTCATTTTATGGGGCGCAAACGGTTTATCTCGGCCCTGTTCCAGACCAAAACTATCAGGCTGAAATTGATACCGTAATCATGCCTGATGACTTGGTAAATAGCATAGATGTTGATGAGATTCCTGCGCCATATACATCTCCTGTGCAGTTTTATGCTGCATATCTGGCAAAGTATAAGGAGCAAAGCTATGGCGAAGCTGAGATTTACAAGCAGGAATACATAAAGCAGGTTCAGTCTGTGCTGAATAGCGTATTTACGCGACGTATGCCTTCGCCATTCTCGTCACCGTATTGATATGGCGCAATCTCCAGAGCAAAGGAAGTCTTATCACGTAAGTAAAGATTTCCAGGGCATAAACACTAAGGCCAACAGGACCGCTATTGGCTCTAATGAGTTTGCTTGGATTGAAAATGCTCAACCTATCGGGATGGGTAATATCAAAATTATCCCTGGTCCTGATCTGATAAATAACGCAGCATTTGCGTCAAATACAACGTATTTTTCTACCGTAAACATTGGCGTAGAAGATTATCTGCTGTCTTTTCAGAATGACGGTTCTGCACAATACGTAAAAATTAGCGATAACAGCGTAGGAAATATCGCGTCTGCTGGCACTTTTAGTAATACTGGTGTGCAGGTATCCGCTTGGAATAATGAACGTGCTCTGATTCTTGACCCTAACAATGGATATTTCACATGGGACGGAACAGACCTTATTTCAGTTGGTTCTGTCGGTTTAATAACGATAACCAGCGAAGGCGATGGCTACACTTCTGCCCCTACTGTAACTATTTCAGCTCCAGACGAGGCGAATGGCGTACAGGCAACGGCAGAGGCAACGATAACTGGTGGCAATGTCACTGCGATTACGATACTAGAAGCCGGTACTGGATATACGAACGTATCTAATCTTACAGTCACTATTGCTGCTCCATCAGCAGGCAATACTGCTACTGCAACAGCAACGATATTTAGCCAATCCGGAACGTCAATATCGTCATTTTCTGGCCGTGTGTGGATAGCAGATCAACGCACTATCTTTTACAGCGCAGCAGGAACATACAATGACTTCACCGGAATCTCTGCCGGTAACATTATCCTGACTGACGCTACTCTGCATGGGTACATAAAATACATTGTTAGTGCCAATAACTTTTTGTACATATTCAGTGATGACAGTATTAACGTATTTTCAGATGTTCGTATCAACAGTGTTGGCGTAACCATATTTACAAATACGAACATTAGCGCAAGTGTAGGCACCGACCTTATAGAAGCAATCATTCCGTTTTATCGTTCTATCCTGTTTATGAACAGGTATGGTGTGTATGCGCTTGTTGGCTCTACTACCAGCAAAATCAGCGATGCTCTTGACGGTATTTTTCCAGACATTGATTTTGACAGCCCAATTTATGCTGGACAGGTGCTTATAAACAACATCTTGTGTTCTGCATTTAATTTCAGATACAACGATGATGGCACATACAGATACATACAAGCCATATTTTTTGACCGTAAGTGGTTTATTGGCAATCAAGGAACCGATGTCAAATACATAGCATCTGTTCCTGTCGGTGGTCGTATCAAGATTTACAGCACAAATGGAACCGACCTTAAAAGTCTTTATTCAAATAGCGCAGTAGATATAGACAGCGTTATCAAAACTGCTTTGTGGCCTTTGGGAGACCCCATACGTGACAAGCAGACGACTAAGGCAGGTGTAGAGGCGACTATTGAAAATCCAACGCTTCTCACAATGACTGTTGATAGTGAGAACCAGGTTTCTCCGCCAATAAGTTTGAGTAATGCCATTCTTTGGTTGAATAACGCAAGTCAATCTATCAACTGGACCAATAGCAGTGCTTCAATAATTTATTGGTATTCGATTGGTACTCAAACTGGATACTACCTATACAAAACAGATGCCTCTATGTGGGGCAAATACATTGGATTAACTTTGACGAGTTCCGACCCTGCATTTGCAATTAACGGGTTCCAACTTGAACATGAATTGAGAGCGAGGTTCTAACATGGCCGTTCCATATACTTTTGCTTCTGCAACTACATCTATTCCACTGTCTGAGCTAGATGCAAATTTTGCAACTACTATAACGCTTGGCAATACCGCTATAGAGCTTGGTAACACTGTTACCACGCTGAACAACATGACGCTTGCTAACGTAACGATTAGCAGTGGAAGCGTAACTATCACAGATGTAACGGCTTCTGGAAACGTCACCCTCTCCGGCGGAACAGCAAACGGTGTCCTGTATCTCAACGGAAGCAAGGTTGCTACAAGTGGTAGTGTTCTGACTTTTGATGGCGCTCAGTTAGGAGTAAACGGAATTACAGTAGGCCGTGGTGCAGGTGCTGTGTCCACCAACACTGCGGTGGGTGCGAGTGCGTTGGCGGCGAATACAAGTGGTGCGTCAAACACCTCGTTGGGCTATTTGTCCATGAAGTTGAACACCTCTGGGGTATCTAATACAGGGGTTGGCAGGGAGGCACTGCAAGCCAATACAACTGGGAATTACAACAACGCTGTTGGTGATTCTGCGTTATACAGCAACACCACGGGCGCAAACAATACTGCTGTCGGTCACTACGCTCTTGTTTTCAACACCACAGCCTCAAACAACACTGCTGTTGGTTATCAGGCAGGGTATACAAACACCACAGGCACACGAAATACTTTTA